TTGTATGAACCACCTCTAATAAGTGTATTACAATATGTTTTGTATGATGCACCAGCACCTTTTCTACCTATCTCTTCCTGTATCTTCATGAACTTTTGTAGGTCATTCTTTTTGATTCCGTGGAATGATTTACCTGTTTTAGATAACTCTTGTGTAAGTGCAAGTGTTTCTTTTGCAGTCATTGAACCTTGACCACTGACATCTTTATAACTTGCGTCGTCAATCCATACGTCTGAATTGTTTCCTAGTTTGGATATGTTTGCACCAAAACTTGCAGATAGGTCTTCTATAGTTCCACCACTATAGGTAGTGTGAAATACGATTCCCATTTTAGAGTTTGCAATCTTTTTACCTAAGTCTGATTCTATATTGACTGCATACATGATTGTATTGGGTTGGAATGTGACAAAAGACTGTCCGTCAATCTTCTGCATTTTCTTATCGTTGGTATACATTAAATCACCTTGCATGATTGTATTCCAAGATAGTTTAGATAAACACTGAAATGAAGTCAAGAATTTTTCTTTCAATGCACCACTTAATTCGTCTGCTTTTTTGATTTCTGATTCTGAAGTATAAAATTTGGGTTCTTTATTGAATAGAGATTTCTTTGCAACAAAGAATTGATTAGTTTCGGGGTGTTGACCACAGAAAATAGCAGGAGCTCCGTCCCACTTAACAGTCATGTTAACACTTGAATTAGAGTTTCCTTTTAACATGTCTCTAAGACCCTGTAAAAAGTTTATAGCACCACGTCCACCATCAATCCCTTGATTGATAATCTCGTCTTCTAAGTGTTCTAAATGTAGATTTTTTGCACCCATAATAGTAATTATACCACATTCTTGGTGGTATTACTACTATTTATGGTATTTTTTTGTTTATTAACTTGGGTCGACTTGGTCAACGTCACCAGCTGCTTCACCAGCAAGTATATCGTCCATGTCTGTCTGAAGTGTTGCAAGTTCAGCTACTATGTCTGATACTGGTTTATCACTTGTAGTAAAGTTAGAAGAAGTCTCTTCGTGTTTTCTGAATAAATGTTGTAAATGGTCAGCATGAGTTGCGGTGCTTGTGTCTGCAGGCATATTCCATGATTCGTCTTTAGTTAGTGAAGAGTTTGCAGTTTTCCATGCAGATAACCAACCACTTCTTCCGTTTCCAGTCCAATCAGACTTTGATTGTGCAGCGTAATCAGCAGCAAAATCACTTGAATCGGGTTGTGAGTTTAATGAATATGTTCCGTTAACACCCATAAGATAGTCTTTTCTCTTATTGAGTTTATCCATTTCTGCTTGTATTTTAGTTTTACCTTCTGCTCTAGACATAAATTCTCCGTGATTAACTATAGTGTATGTAATCTATGTTATTATTTAGGATTTTGCAAGGGGTGAGGAAGACAGTTTAGACTCTATTTTTGCAATTTTTTTAGATATTTTTTCTATTTCTTTAGAGTCTTTAGATGCACGTGCATCTCTCAATTGTTTCTTGAGTTCAATTTTCTCCGTTATCTTTAAAATAACCTCAGAACTTTTTATCGCTTTATTCATAGAACCATCTAGTATAACATTATTTAGGTGGTCTGTAAAGGGGGTTTTTATGTGAAGTCGTTGAAGTCTCTCTTCTGTCCATCATTCCTTCCTCTATCGAACACTGGAATATCGTCATTAACACTCTCTGCATTCTCAAATAACTCTTCTTGTGCTTCTTGTTCACAATCATAGAGTTTCATACGACTTCTATCAATACCGATTACAAATCTTTTGAATATTGTAGGGTCATTATATCTGTTCTTCAACTGTTTCACTACGAGTTGGTCTAGTTCTTCTAGTTCATCACTGGTAATCAATGCAAACATTAAGTCTGCAGTTGCAGGCAAACCAAAACTTTCTGAAGTGTCTTCGAGTCCAATGTCTGTTGAACCATATCCACTTCTTGTGGTTTGTGTTGCACTTACCAATGGAACGTCAAACTCTACTGCAAGTCCACGTAACTCTTCTGCAATACTCTTCACCAATGTGTATGAATTTGCACCACTTCCTGGCCTGATTCTATGACTTGCACATATGTTCAGATAGTCAATGAATATGATATCGGGTTGAAAGTCTTTCTTGATATCCAGTTCTTGTAGTAGGTGTCTGAAGTGTCCTACGTGTGCAGAAGCAGTTGGATATTCTTTTACTATGAGTTTACCTTTAGTTTTGTTTTTTAGTTTGTCGACTTTCTTGTCAAACATTTTCTTAGACAAATCGGGTAGTTCTTTCATAGGAACATTCATAGTGTTTGCATCGATTCTCTCTGCAATCCTTTCTTCTGACATTTCCATAGTAATGTATAGAACATTCTTGTTCATCATAAGACATGAAGCAGCTTGGTGACACATAAACAATGATTTACCAACACCAGTTCCAGCAAGAACAATGTTAAGTGTTTTATTAGGTAATCCACCTTTGGTAATCTTGTTGAAGTATTCTAAGTCAAACGGAATCTTCTCTTCTTCCGTATGATAGAATTCAAATCTTGCATCTGAATCTTCCAATACGTCATGTCCAATGTTTGTGTCAAAGGACACGGAAAGTGCGTCTTTCAATAACTCGGGTATTTCACCAGTAGACCTCTGTGATTTCTTGTCAATGACTTCAATCGAATCCATGACTGCAATATAGATTGCTCTATCCTTACACCATTTCTCCGTTTCTTCCACTAACCACTCACTTGGTGTGGTCTCCTTATCTTTACCAATCTTATCAACTATAGTTTTTGAACCCTTTGCAATATTCTCGTTAAGAGAAGTATTGTTTTCAAGGTTTATGAGAAGTGCTTCTACAGTTGGTGATTTAGTATACTTCTGAAAGTATTCGTGTATTTCATTGAATACAGTTCTTTCTTCGGTATCGGCAAAATACTCTGACTTAATGAATGGGACGCACTTTCGTGCAAACTCTTCACTCTGAATCAGATTCTTCAGTATCGTCTGTTCTATGCGTGTTTCCATATTTAAAGTATCCTTCTACTACTGTTTCGAGTCTTTCCATTACATCGGGTGTAAAGTATTTCTCGGGGTTGTTGTTAATTGTTTTACCAAATTCTGTTTTACCATTTGGTAGTTTGATACGTGTGGAACTCTTCTCAAAGATTCCACTTGCAAGTGCAAGGTCTAAAAGACCATAGTATCTATCTAGTCCACTGTCATAAGATAGTCTTACGTCAACTATTCTATTTTCTACAGTCAATCTAGATTTTGCATTCTTACAATGAATGATATTACCAACGACTTCAGTTCCTTCTTTCTCTTTTTTCTTTGAAAGATAGATAATTGAAGAGGCTGCATATTTGAGACCACTTCCACCACCCATTTCTTTTTGAGGGAACATAGAACCAATCACATCATAGGTGTGATTAGTCACAATCATTGGAACACCAGCACGTCCTAACTTAAGTGTTAGAACTCTGAATGCACCTTTAACAACTTGAGCACGAGTCATGTCTCGGGTTTCTTTACCCTCGGCAGTGTCCTCGATTTCTTTAGTAGTTGATAACATACCAAGTGAGTCAAGACACATCATCATAGGTGGTCTCTTATCCTTGGGTGTTTCAAGATACTTATCAAGTATGGATATTGCCTGTTTTCTGAATTCTTGAACAGTGACCACAGGCACGATAACCATTCTTTTTGAATCGATTCCTCTATCTTCAATCATTGTTTTACTGATTGCAGATTCAGATTCGAAATAGATAACTGCAGAATCGGGGTGGTCTTCAAGGAATTGTTTTACCATACCCAAGGCAAAGTAAGTTTTTCCTGTTGCAGATTCACCTGCGATTGCAGTGATTTTGTTTGAGGGAAGTCCACCATATAGTGAACCACTCAAAAGTGAATTGAAGACATAACTACCCGTATCTACGAATGTATCTACGTCTCCAGCAGCCACACCATCTGAAACTATATTTGCATATTCGTTTCCAGTTGATTTGACTAAATCTTTAATAAATGACATAACACTTCTCCATAATGTATAAATCTATTATACAGAAGAAAGGTAAAATTGTAAAGGGGGTTTTTATTCTTTATCTAATTTTTGTGAAATCTCACAAAGTCTTTCGTCAACTTTAATGTGTTCTTCCATCATAGAAACAAGTTGATTGACTTTAGACTCTAAGTGTATAATGAATCCAAAGATTACTGCAATCATTAGAATATAGAAACAGTCCATTAAAGTAATAATCATGATACTTTATCTATATCCTCTTGTGATACATAACCTTGGTGCATAACTCTTTGTCTGTTATCCAAGTGTTGTTCCTCAACTAAGTCTTTACTGTCTCCAGTGTAAGGAACTGCATGTGAATCTAATATCATTTGTTTGTTGATATTAACTTTATGACCGAATACTGGGTGACCTTCTACGTGGTGTGTAAATATGTCTCCAAGGATTCTACCAAACTTACCTTTGTCGTGTGATACAAGTGATATACTTTCACACTCTTCTAATAATTTCTTAAGGTGTTTCTTACTTGCTTTACCAAATAATTTTTCGACTTTATCTCTAGTTCTAGATTCTGGCGTGTCGATACCCATCATTCTAACTCTTTGTTTTTTGTAAACCATACCGAAACCTAAATCGATATCCACATCAATAGTGTCTCCATCTACGACTTTGACTACTGTTACTTTATATTCGTACATTATTTGTCTTCCCAGTTTTGGATTGCACGTTTGATTGAATCTTCTGCTAACACTGAACAGTGTAATTTTATAGGTGGAAGTTCTAATGCTTCTGCAATATCCTTATCTTTAATTTCCTTGGCTTCTTCTACAGTTAAACCCTTTAACATTTCAACGAACATAGTTGAACTTGCAATTGCACTTCCACAACCATATGTTTTAAACTTTACGTCTTCTATAACATTAGTGTCGGGATTTAGTTTCAATTGAAGTTTCATAACATCACCACATGCGGGAGCACCCGTCATTCCTGTTGCAACATTCGGGTCGTTAGGGTCGAATCTTCCGACTGAGAATTGTTCGGGTGAATTTAAAACACCTTCAAACCTCTCAATCACTTGTTTACTATATGCCATACTACTCTTATTTATCCAAAAAAGGAATCTAAACTTGCAACTGGTTCTACATTCCAGTTAATGAGATTAACAATATTCTTTAGTGGTTCATTGAATGCTTTCTCAAACTGCATATCATAATCAATGAATCTATGTAAGTCCAACTCCCTAGGTAGAGAACTTGTAAATGCAATTACATTCTCATTGATAGGGTTTGGTGTTGTGAGATATGAGAAACGAATCTTATCTGAGTTCTTAATCATTTCATATCTCATGTTGAGGTTCTTGGATTTCAGTAAATGATTGTGTAGAAGTGAACCTCGAACATGAATTGGTGTACCCTTCCCATAGATATTAGTTGTGTCTGAATAGTTTATAAGGTTTTTAACACCTCTTGGAAATGCAACTTCCTCGGGTGGAAGGTTTCTAAATTCTTTACGTGCAGTCTCTACGAACTCCCATAGGTCTTGTTCAGTTCCGTTCATGACAACACCAAGTGCATCTGTTAGTTTAGTTCTGACCCATTGTGGTGTAGAAGATTTTGCAGTTTCAATACCCATCATTTTTAGTTTGGGTTCTGCAAGTCTTACACCTTCGTTATCATGAACATTAAGAATGTATCTTTTCTTTGCAGTCCAAATACCTCTGTCTGCAATTACCTCACGTCCCATTTGCATTTTCTGTTGGAATGCATTAGTGTAATCTGCAAGGTCGTCAAAACCACGTGCAAGAACTTGTTCAATCATTCCTTCGGATTTGTTTAGGAAATCCACAATCTTGGTCTTGTCTGTTTCTTCGGGTAGCACTTGTTTAACCAGTTTGTCCATTGTGATATAAACTGAATCAGTATCCATTGCAATCACATAGTCTGCACCTTCTGTATTAAGTGTTTTGTTTAGGAATTCGTTAATGGTTTTCTCTGCCCACTTGATAATTAACTGACCACTGGTAGTGATTGACTCTGCAAGGTCAACACTAAAGAATGCAAAGTATTGGTTTGCAAGAGCACCATACGCAGAGTTCAATGCAATCTTACGAACCTGTTGATTGTTGTATGCACGTTTGATAAGTGTATCAAGTTCTTTCTTACGTTTAGTTTCTTTACAGAGTTCTCGTTCTTTCTGATAACCAATCATTTTCTTCTTCCACTCTTTTCTTTCGTCATAGAGTCGTTCCATAAGTTCGGGAAGAAATCCTTGTTTGTTCTTAGAATACATTACACCATTTGGACATACGGAATGACCTTGTTGGTGAACATAAGATAAGTCTGCTTCTTTGTTCAACATTCTGTCAATGGTTAAGTCCTGTCTGTTTCCCTTTATCATTTTCTCG